CCCTAGCAGCTCTACGCATATCGTGACCAATAGCTTTAGCCTTTGTTACGTCAATTACGATGCCCATGACCAAGCCCCTCTAAATGTACGATCTGAAGGAATATCCGCTACGTCTACGATCTCATAAGGCTTACCTGCTGGTACGTCCTTAGCAGCGATTTCTTCAATGGTTAAGCCACACTCAGCGGCTGGGATAATGACAGCAACACCACCGTCATCTGTTGGGTAAATTATGCGAGAGTTCACTGTTACTCCTTGTTAGCGGAAAATAGCGACTGAAATAAGAGACTGGTCAGCGGTTGTATTGTTTGTGCCATTCTTTGAAAGTACCCGCTGACTAGAAACTGTTTTAGTGCCGTTAACTTCCAATATACCGCTTGCGACATCTGATCCATTAGAGCCAATGGCAGCAAAATTTGTATCAGACATTGCAGTTGTAAAATTAATCGTATAGTCACCAGTATTGTTATCCGTAATACTCGACACATTTCCACTAGCACGAATAGCTACTGTACCTGTGCCGTTAAAGTTGACCCATGCTCTAGCTGCAAACAATGGTGCTGATCCACTCGGCTCTGCAAACGAAGCTGTACCAAATGTCTGCGCCCCTGAAAACGTCTTATTTGATAGCGTTTGAGTAGCATCAGTTCCGACTGCTGTAGTCGTTGCATCAGGCAGCGTTAAGGTGCGATTAGAAGCCGTACTAGGCTCCTGCAACAGTACGCTACCACCACCAGATGAATTTAGTTTCAATGACATAGTTAAACCTTTGGGTATTTAACTTTTACTGCAAGACAGGCTGCAATGTACGCATCAATCTGCGCTTGGTCACCTTTTACTACGCCATCAATATAGTCTGTAACTGGCGGGTACTCTATTGCACGTTTTTGCGCGTAAGTAGGTGCTGGCCGTAAAGCATCAGCTTCTTCGTCTGTAATTAATGTGCAATTAGGAAGCCAGACAGCAGGATCATCACCATCATCAAGCCAGAATAATTCGTTATTTATATTTTTAAAATGAGGCATACTTAATTCCTAACGTAATTCCCACCAAGAATGAATTGTTGCGCCTGAATCGCCAAGTAAGTACGTTACTCCGCTTGGAATAATTACAAAAAGTGCTACACGACCACCCGCAACGTTTGTATATACGAACGCTGGAGTTACCCCGCCTATTGTGACTGCCGCACCGTTTGAATTTCCACCGGTACAAACTATGTATAACTGAATTGGCCTTCCTGTAGAGTTTGTGTATGTGGTAGACAGCGCTCTACTACTTGTTACGTTTGTCCAAGTCTGGCCAACACCAATGGGCTGCACAGCCGTTGCTAATTCCGCTGATGTAACCGTAGCATCAGGCAGACCACCTACCGCTAGTCCTGTAATCGTCCCATCTCCGCTTAATGTCATTGGCATAATCGTTCCTTACACAATCGTCCAGGTGGCGCCGCTTGGCACCGTCACCGTTACGCCAGAGGCAATTGTTGAGTTTCTACCGCTGATGCCATCGTAGCCAGTGGGAAACGTCACTGACGTATTGATCGTCTGGTTGGTGAACATGATGCCGTTGGAAGCGGCTAATTGTGTCGCTCTCAAGTCACCCAACGACGGGTTGTAGGTTAGCTTAGTGCTGGATACCGTAGCAGTCGAGAACGTACCACTGGTTGCCGTTGCAAACGTTGGGTAGTAGCTTGCGTTCGTGGTGGTGTCGTCTGCGACCGTCGTGCCTACAGCCACTGTCGCCCACTTCACACCGGAAGCCTGTGTAGAATCAGCCGTCAGAACATAGTTGTTAGTGCCAACTGCCAAGCGGATATTGTCAGTCCCATCATTGACAATCAAGTCACCCTTAGTCGTCGTCGGTGCCAGTGCATCAAAGGCCGCAACAGCCGTTGTCTGGCCAGTACCGCCATTGGCGATCGGCAGCGTGCCGCTAACTTGCGTTGACAGGCTAACACCAGACAACGTGCCGCCCAGTGTCAGGCTGCCGCTGGATGTGACCGTGCCTGAGAGGCTAATACCGTTAACCGTACCGGTGCCACCAACACTGGTTACCGTACCGGCAAACTGATCGTTCGACGTGATGGTGAAATTAGGGTATGTGCCTGTGATGTTGGTGGTGCCTGCGCCCGTCAAAGCCACCGTCTGGTCTGGGGCGCTATTAGTAATCGTAAAACTAGGGTATGTGCCGCTGGTGTTAATGCCTGTGCCGCCGGTCAAGACAACGGTTTGATCGGGAGCGCTGTTTGTGACAACGCCAGTAGATGAACTGTAACTAATGCCCGTACCTGCGCTGATAGCCGACCTAGCGCGCGAATCCAAATAGTATTGGTTAGTACCTTCGTTGATATTAGTTGTCGTCAGACTGACCGCACCCGTTTGGCCGTTGACCGAAGTGACTAAGTTCGACTGGTCGATCTTCTGCCAGACCGTGCCATTGAACATCAACCAATCACCAATCTGCCAGTCAGTAATGCCGTCCAGATTCGTTGAGCCAGCAGTCGCTACGATGTAGTAATACCCATTAACCCCCACACCGGAAGCTAAAGTTGGCGTATTTGCAGACGCATTCCACGTACCTTGGTAGGACAGGCCGCCAGCTACTGATGCCCACGAAACAGCCGTTCCGTTGGTTGTGAGAAACTTACCTGCATTGCCTGTCTGGCTAGGGTAAATGTTGTTGATTTGTGTCTGTAATGACGCCAAAGCATCAATGACCGTCTGCGAGGTGCCACCACCATTGGCGACAATACGAATTTTCTCGGCTACATCGGGTGCAACCACCTCACCGACGTTGATTTCACGCCCGTTTGAGAGCGAAATCACCAAAGATCCGTCGAAATCGATCTTGGCATCCGTGACAGACACCCCATCGACGCCATCTACGCCATTCACACCGTCTCGACCTGCCGGACCAGCCGGTCCTTGAGCGCCATCACGGCCTGGACGGCCATCTAAGCCATCTCGGCCGTCCGATCCGTTGGTTCCGTCACGTCCATCACGTATCGAGTTGACTCGAGCCGTGATTTTGTTGCCTAGATCGTCGTATTTCGCCCGAATATCGGCTTCAATCTTCCGTAGCGCATCGACCACCACCCCGACGTTCTCACTTACCCGTCGTTTCTGGTTGCCTCTGGCCTCTTGGAGCGTTGCACGAACCGACTCCAGAACAGCAGTCTGCTGCTCTGGCGTCATGTTCTGCAGGATTAACTGCTTAGCTAGGCTTTCAACGTCCACCAGACAGCTCCTTGGTCAATTCAGCCAAGAAATCCTCTTCCATACCGCTGATCTTGTTTTGCTTTTCCGCCATCTGCATCTCGACGATCTTCGATTTGTTCTTAATGTCGGCTTCTTTCAACATTAACTCAGCAATCTTGACCCGTTTGTCGAATTCTTTGGACGCTAGCTCAGCGTCATTGGGCAGATTCTGCGTATTGGCCGCCATAATCTTGCTCTGCACCTCGATTGGCTTCAATTTCGTTTCAATCGTGGTGTTGATCGCTTCAGCCCGGTTGCGCTCAGCCTGTGTCTGGTTGACCGCGATCTGCGACTGAGCCGCTTGCATGGCCAGCTGCTGTTGCATCTGCTGCGCTGCCTGCGCTTCAGGGTTCGGCTGCGCCATCTGCGTCAAGGACTCCATCAGTTCCATGCGGTTAGACAGCGAGCTGTTGGCCACGATCCCTTTCAGAATCAGTGGCAGCACCGGCGTGTCAGGACCCAGTGTCTGCAGGAGCGCAATAAACTGCGCCTGCTCGTACTCGCGGGCGATGATGCCCAGTGTGGCGGTCGGGATGAAGTTCAAGTCCACCGACGGATAGCGCTCTGGATCAAACTGCATGTACCTAAATGCTGCTTTTTTGATAAACGGAATCAGGAAGTCTTCCTGGAAGTTCACCAGCGTGCGCTTGTACTTCTTAATGATCGTTGCCACTGCCATCGACATGCCGGCGTTGCCGCCGTCTCTGGCTACCTGCGTGACCATGCCTTGGCTGTCCAGTGTGCCTGTGGCTTGCAGCAGCATGCGCTCGAACGCCTGCGCTGTAGTTAAGTTGCTACCATCGGTTTGACCAAACTTGAACGGGAACAAGATCTCGCTTGGGTTGCCGTTGGTCATAAACGCCTTACCCGGCCGCACTTCGAACTTTGCACCGCGTGGCAGGCGTGTGGCGTCCATCGCCACCATCGGCACTGCTGTTAACGCCAGCGAGTCCAGATGCGTTCTCACCTGCGCATCGATCGCCTTTTGCATATTGTAGGCTTTCTCCACCGTCCCACGGCCAGGCAGCCGGTTGGGCACCGTGTCGTCCTGGTAGGTCAATACCGGACGATCCTTCATCATGTACGGGTTCTCTTCGGCTTTTAACAGCATGCCGTCGTTACCGATAACAACGATCGCTTCCACCAAGTCGCTGTAATCCTCGGCTACTGAATCGTCCGGGAACAGATCGACCATCTCCTCGTCTTCTTTGTCCAGCTTAGCCAGATACTCTTTCGGCACTAGGCCGTAGTAGGTCAGCAGTTTGACCTTCTCGTTCTGGTACTGACTGACCTCTTGTGTGGGCTCCAAATCGGTGTCGTCGTAGGTCGGCACGATATTGACCTTACGATAGACGCCCTTCTCAATGTTAGCTACCACCTTGTGGATCGACACGTACTTCTCAATCGCGACACCCATACAGTCGTCCACCGTCGTGCCGTTCGGGTCCCACAAGAAATTCTTCGGGTTCACCGGTATGGGTTTGACCGAGACGCGCTCCACCTCTTGCACGCCGATGGCCGCTTGGCCAGCCATGCCGGGGATCGGTTGGGTCGCTGGGATGTATTCCTTCTCCATTGTTGTTGTAATCTCGGCAATACCCGTGCCATAAATCGCAGCCAACAACTCAATCTGATCGACGTACTTCCTAAACTTGTCTTTCTTCAGATCCTCCATCATCTGGAGCTTGATCATCTCGACATCCATCGGGTTGCCGTCGATGTCTTTAATATCGTCCTTGATGTCGAAGTATTCCCCAGAACCGAAGATCGCTTCCATGATCTCTGCATGGCGCGTCTCAACGGCTTGTTGGGTCATTGGAGTCACAATACGGGAGCGCTCGGAGTCGCGTGTCTTGTCTTCAACGGCCCACTCGCCACGGAAGATGCGCTCATATTCTTCCCATTGCGGGAGGAAGTTCACATTACGGTAATCGCGCCAGCGGTCGCAATGCTGAACCACGAAATCGATAAGCTCTTTATCGTTTTCCGTGGGTTCGTCAAAATCGTTTCGATCCATCTTACACCCCAGAAATTACGTCTATCGGCTCCCAGTCATCGTCGGCATCGCCTTCGAAGTAGGAAGTCACCGCCAGCTGGTCAATGTAAGAGAGCGCGTCGGGTAGGTCATCGTGGACGCCTTGCGCTGGAAACATCAACAGCTGGTCAAGAAAGGTCTCAAAATCACCTTCTTGGTTCAGCACGATCCTGCCATGCTCGAACCGACCCTGGAGGCTCCAGATGATCCGGTCAGCCTTTTTCCGGTTACCATGCGTGAGATCAACTATGTGAGAATATACATTATTCTTGCGCATTAAGTCACTCAAATACGGCAAAACCGCGTTTTTTAACGCGCCGCGCTCGATCCCGACGCTCAAAGGCCGGTAGTCGCGCATGGCCATGAGAATCTTAGCCGCCGTCTCACGGATGTCCCAACGCCCGTGCTGGATGTCTTTCACGAACCACTTGCCGTCGTCTGTCACTTTCACGATCGCAATCGCCGTCTCATCCAGCCGCTTCTTCGAGTTCGCTGCCTGCTTGGCCACTTCCTCAAATCCTGCCAAGTCCACGGCCACGAAGTAGCTGCCGTACTCCGGCTCTTCGCCGTGCTTGATCCATTCCTCTTTGAAAATGTCAGATCCGGCGTTGTCGAAGCTTGCCATGTACTCTTGCTTAAATGCAAACGTCGATAGCGTCTTTTTTGCTGACTCGATTTCCTTCGGGTCGATCAGCGGGTTGTCTTTGGTCGTGAAGTGCCAGCTCTTCCAATCCTCGTCCTCGCCTGATTGCCCTAACTTGTACAGGTCGTTGAACCAGTTCCTGCCCTTGGGCGTGCCGATGAACAGACCTCGCCCTTTCTTATCCGACAGCGACGCGCGGATGACCTGCTCCCAAGCTTCTGGCTTAATGTCGGCGACCTCGTCCAGCACGGCGTAGGTCAAGCTAACACCTCGCAAGGTGTCTGGGCGATCCGCGCCTCGCACGTAGATCACCGCGCCGTTGATCAGCGTGATGTCTTGGTTGTTCACATGACTGCCGGCGATCACTTCCCGACCCAGATCCAGCAAGACGTTCCAGATAATCTGGCGCGCCTGTCCGTTGGTGGGCGCCACGTACAAGACCGCTGAACCCGGTGGGCAGCGCAGCCCCTCGATTAACAGCGTAGTGGCTGCTAACCTCGACTTGCCACAACGCCGGCCAGCTGCGACCACCTTGAAGCGTGTGTTGTCGTTGAAGACTTCTTGCTGCCACGGGAGCAGCTGGAAGTTAAGGTCCGACATCAGAACGGCACGCCAAACGGATCTTGGTACACAAACGCTGGTCGGGGTGGCGCTGACGCGGGCATTTGCTGCTGTTGCTGCCACATGCGCGCCTTGTCTAGGGTGTCTAGCCCCAACTCGTCTGGGTCTTTGTTGTACTGCCGCATGAAGAACTCTTTCCACGCGGTGGGGTGGGTGGGGTCTTTTAACATGCGCCCTTCCGGCGTAGCGGATGGCCAGTGCGGGCGGTTGTCGTAAGGACTGATAACTTCGGTAATGCCGGCTTTCCAGGCGCCGCGATAGTCATAGTCGGGCCGTTCAAGCATCATTTTGATTGCTTGCGAATTGCTCAACTTTTCTACCGGCACGCCGGCGTCCTGCGCCAAGTAAGGTTTGACGGACGAAAACAATTTGGTGCTTTGCAGCCATTTCTGGAACTGCTTCTCTTCTTTGTCTGAGAGCTGCGTCGGTGCCCAAGGCGTGGCGCTAAACTTTTCGTATTGGGATATCCAGTTATCCATCGATGATGTCCTTTAGTTCGGGTGGGCTGGTCAGCCCCGAGATGGTGATGTTGATCGCGCTGCGTTGGGCGGCGGTCTTCTCAAACATACTGGCAGGCAGTGCGCGGTCCATGCACATCTTCAGCGCTGCCATCTGGCCTGGGTGGCCATCCTCTAACGCGATGTCTAGTACCTTCTGGACGACTTGCTCGCCTTGGCCTTCAATCAGCATCTTCTTCAATTCTTTGATGCGCTGATTGTCAGTCTTTGGCAGCGTCGCTGGCGGCACGTATGGCGGATCTTTAATCGGTGCTGGCATGGCTTTTTTCCTGTAGCGGGAAGCTGCGTGGATTGTATGCTTTTTTTTGCTACAAGACTACTGACTGGGGGCAAAAGTCCATTTTCCCTTTTTCAGAGGGTTGGAGGGTGGCCCAATTATTATATAGAGGCTGACACCCCCTCCCCCCTATGTTGTCAACCTGATAATTATTAAAACGGCAACGAAATCAATAGCAGCCGGCTATCGGGCGCATTTTACATAACGCACGTTATATAGCAGGCGATTACCGGCTGATAGGCGCCGGCTATGATCGAGAGGGGTGACTATCGATCGCCAGGAATTGATAGGGGTGGGCTATTTAGTTATGGCGTGATGAGAAAAGGCGAGGGGCCCTTTTGCCGGTACCTGGCGGCCATCAATCGTCGGCCATTGGCGTCTGATTTGAATTGTTAAATTCTCTCAGATTATCAAGAAACAATTCGATATCCATATCCGGACGATATCCGCGAGCGTACAAAGCGGCGAAGATATCAAGCGAATTCCAAAAGCCAGCAGATATATCGCCGGCGCCGGCAGCGCCCAAAAGCAAACGGGCGCGATCGTCAAGCGGGCGAGTAAACCATCGCGTACGAACCGATGCGGGACGGCCAGCAGGCATAATCAAAACTCCCCAAAATAGTTATCAATAAAGAAATTGTAGGCGATGTAGGCGATATTGTCATGCGTTTTAAATCGCTCCGACCCCTTACGCGTTTTTTGCGTTTCTGCGTTTCCCACCGGCGCGAACGGCGAAACAGCCATATATTATATTTTTTTTCTTAACTCTAACAAATGAATGACAACATTGCCTACAAATCTCAAAACCCGCATACAGCCTAGCATTTAGACCCGCGCCGCTTGCCCACAAATCGCCTACAAACCGCTAACACGCGCCCACAAATCGCCTACAAATACGCCAAAAGCAAAAAAACACAAATAAATGCAAAACAATGCTTGACATTGCAAAACAATCCCGTATACTGGTTTTCAGCAGCAAACATTAATCAAACGGAGAAAACAAAATGTACGCACATATTTACAAAGCGCCAAAGAAAACCTGGAAACTGATTATCTCTCGCAGCGCTCAAATTACCGCTGAATTTGTAGTGATCGAATACCAGGTAGAAAGCAAAACCGAAGCAAAGCGAATTGCCAAAGAATACGGCGCCAAAGCTTGGAATTACATCTAAATCAAACGGCCGGCGCAAGCCGGCCACAACTAAGGAAACTGACCATGAAAAAACCTACTATCGGCCAAAAAATCCAAATGCCCGTATACGGCAAATTGCAGACTGTCACTGTCTTGGCTGTTCATCCATTCGGCACGATCGACATTGAAACCGCTACCGGCGCATGCTTCCGCATTACCGGCCTGTCATTCATTTAATAGGGGCACGATATGAAACCGACACTTGCTGAAATATGTGGCGCCATTGGCGCATTCGCGGCACTCGCATTATTTGTTTTTATGTTACTCGCCTATTAATCAATCACAAGGAACTGGCCAAAATGAAAATCTCAGTCACTTCAAAACTTGACGGCGTGCGCTCATGGTCATTGCAGGCGCTCGAAACTTGTCCAGGCAGTATTGCGGCGCCAGGCGTGCTAGTTGACGCATGCGCCGGCTGTTATGCCACCACGGGCAATTACCGGTTTGAGAATGTTAAGGCGCCGCGCAGGCACAATAAAGAAGATTGGCAGCGCATCGAATGGTCCGACGACATGGTCCAGGAATTGTCTAAAGATACGCATTTTCGCTGGTTTGATAGCGGCGATATGTACACATTGGCGCTCGCTGAAAAGATTCTCGAAGTTATGCGCCGCACGCCCTGGGTTAAACATTGGTTGCCGACACGCATGCACAAGTTTCCAAAGTTTCGTCAAGTATTGTCGGAAATGCAAGCGTTGAAAAACGTATGCGTGCGGTTTTCATCCGATAGCGTCACGGGTCAATATACGCGCGGTTTGCACGGTAGCGTCATTATCCCGACGCCGGCCGATGCAAAGCGCGGCATGACATTGTGCGGCGCATACGATAACGGCGGCGCATGTGGCCCGTGCCGCGCGTGTTATGACAAAAAAGTAAAAGTGATTGCCTATCCTGCGCACGGCGTCAAGATGAATAAAGTTATCCGCATCAAATTGGCGGCATGACGCGGTATCGCCTGCAATATGGCCGGCTGGATGACTTTGGCGCCGTCATTCAATGGCTCGATTATCCGCCGGCTAATGGCCGGTATATCACGCGGCGCGTGCCTGTATCGGCGCGCGCGGTTCCGACAATCGACACTCATGGGAGGGCTTTATGGTGACACTATTTAAAACCGGCGATCGCGTGCAATACGCGCGCCAGTGGCTTCGTTCTACCGGCCAATTGACCGGCGATATACCGCACGCAAAAGGCCGGATTATCAGTCTCTCGCCGGTATCTAATGGCCTGGACGTTGCGACAATCGAATGGGACCGGCCAGGTTTATCGGCCAAAGTATTGACGTCAAACCTGGTCCGCGAGGATCGCAAACAATTTGAGAGGGTCTAATTATGGGAAAACTTAAACAAGCGGCGATCGCCGCACAGGAAACCGCCGATATTATCGGCGCAAATGAATCGCTGCTCTGGCGCGCCAGAAACGCGTTAACGGCCACAATTGACGGCCAAAGCACTACCGCCGGCGCTGAGTATGCGCTGACACTAATAAACGCTTATTTAATGGAGATTGAGTTATGCAAACGCTAAATATCGACGGTACTACCTACAAAGTGAAATTTGACCGCGACCCGGTCGAGCTGGCCAAAGCGGCGCGCAAACCGTATAAGCAAAAGAAACCGAAAGATATCCGCAAGTTTCCTGCCTGGAGCTCTACGGTATCAACGGCCGATTACATTCGCCGGTTTGATAATCTGAATTATCTGCGATCAATCGACTATAACGGCGCAAGCGACATCAGCGCCGCGTTATATGACCCGACAATCCCGCTACTGGAGGATCTATCTAATGAAGACGCAAACTGACACCAGCGGCCTGCAATGGCCGCAGCACCTCTGGCCGTACACGTACACGCATGGCGATACCGAATTGCTCTGCTTTGTCGATTATGAGCCGGCGGATCGCTCTGCAGGCTGGAACGGCGGCGCCTGGTTGATCCACGCGTACGCTGGCGGCGTGGACGTGGTAGACCTACTGAAGGACCATATAATCAAGGATATCGAGCGCGAAGCGGCTGAAGCGCTGCTGGAGGGCCCTACATGCTAGTGCTACTGTTTAAAGTGATTGTCGGACTATGGGTATTTGTGCGAAGATTATGACGCGCGCCTGCTGTCGCGCATTGAGTCATCTGCTCTCCTGCAGATTTTGCCCGGCCAAGTGCCGGGCTTTTTTTACATGCGTTCCATCACTTCATACGCGCGCAGTTGCAGGCGCAGCTCTGCTATTTCAGCGTCCCGCGCGTCTAATTTCTTTTGCAAATGTTCGCTCAACGCGTAAACTTCCGCGATTTTATCAAACCGCTCTTTATGGTCGGCGAGCATAATCGTATACAAGCGCTCCGAAGCTTCGATTTGCTTTTGAATGAATTTCATATCAAACCCCATAAAAAAACCGCGCCAAGTCACCCTGGCGCGGCTGTGGCGCTGTTATTCGTCGCCTTCGTCTTCGTCTTCTTCGCCTTCGTACTCGACCCAATCGTCTGCTTCGTCGTCGAAGAAATACACAACGTCGTTTTCTTCGTCGTACCACCATGCCACGCCGTCAACATCGTACTCGACGCCGTCATCATCTTCGGATTCTACTTCGTCATCGCACTCAACTTCGTCGTCGAATTCGATCTCATACAGGTCGCTATCAATGACGACAACTGCGTCAGTGGTATAGATTGTAATTGCCATTTTGATACTCCCGAAAGTGTCACGGCACGCGCCGTAAATCTATTCTAAGGCTCAAAAATTACACTTTAAAAACGCATCCGCGAAAATATATCTCGCCCGCATCTTCGTCTAACACTTCGCATAACTCCGGCGGCAAAAGCTTGCCTTTATAGAAAGTAAGCACCGCGAATCCGCTGCGATGGTTCTTTGCGTTGTCTTCCGCATAACTAAATTGTGGGCCATGCACGTCTGCTAGTGAGCCGGTATCGACGCCGTATGAGGTGCCCAAATAATTCGTCCAGGGGACCGTCTTTAGGCTGTGCAGGTGGCCGGTCACGACTGAAGTCCCTGCCTTTAAAATATTGTTATGAACCGCGTGCAATCCATTGTGCCAGCGGTGTTTGATCATACAGTTACCGTTGACCATAATCGACGTTGAAAAGCGCCAGCGCGGGAAATGGTCAGTCAAGTTCATGCCGATGATGCCCTTGAAGCCATCGCCTACTTGTGATGCCAATCTGATATTGAAACGGAGGTCATGATTCCCCCAGGTCCAGTGGAGTTTGCTATTCAGTGATGCGTTTTCAATCTCAGACAAGCGCTCTTGGCATGCTTCTAGTTCCTGCTTGACGTTGGGCAATGCTTCCCACATGCCGCCAGGCGGGTGCCGGCTGATCGTCGCGCCGTCGAACGCGTCGCCGTTGATTACGATCGCCTTCGGTTTCATTTCTTTGGCGAACATGACAAACGCGCGGTGCGCGGTGGACACAATGCCAGGCCAATAGTGGCAGTCACTACCAACTAAGATCACGCCGCTATCAAGCTCAAACTTGACGCGTACGCCGTTCTCAGGGATGGTGACGTTGAAACTAGAACTGCGCGAGTCGTTACTGGGTAAGATCGTGCCGTATCGCTCTTCAAGACTGCGGCGCCGGCTGTTGACTGCACGGACGTTAAGACCTAACAGTTTTGCTGTTTCAGTTGCGGACAGTGTCCGATTCCAAGCAGCTAAAAACTCTTCATCGGATACTTTAGTCATAACGGCGACCCCTTAAAAGGATACGCGACAATGGCATATTGATATTACGGCATTATTTCATCAATCGCACTGCTGCAGGTGCCGGCACTTCCTCGACCATGCGCCGAAGTTCTGATTTATTGGTTCCGGCAAGCTCTGGCGCGCAGAATATATGCTTCTTGGTCGTGTACTCTCGCGAAGCCAGACGGCCCATGTCCACCCAGCCAGCTTCGCGTAGCGCGTGCAGTAGTGCCGCCTGGTATATCTTCTGCGGTCCTGTGACGCCGTTCTGCAGCCGGTCGCACAATGCGTGGAATGGCCCCGCGACGACGCCAGACGCAAACTCAGACAGGCGGCGCTCGATCAGCTCGACCAGATACGACTCGCCCGAGCTGCGGCCCTGGTCGATCATAATCGCCTTTGCTTCCGTCATCGGTGGAGCCGCTGAAGGGTTGAAGGCCGATACGTCGCGGGTATGCAGGTAGGATGCGATCGCCTCGAAGCCGCCCGAGTGGTACCACTGCCAGAGTGCAAGCGCGTCTGCTTCCGGCAGAAGGCCCGCCTCGGACCAGATGCAGAACCAGCGTCGGTCGTTCGACGGGATCGAGATGGCTGCGCGCTCGTTCGAAAACGCGACGACGAACACGCGGTTCAAAGCCATGTACGGGTGCAGGCCCTTGCGGTTGATCGGCAACAGCTCTGGAGGCGCTGCAATGATGGGCTTTAGCGCGTTCTCAAGCGCACGTCGGTCGCGTGCCTCAGACTGACGGAGTTCCGCGATCTCCATCACTTCGCATTCGAGCGCGTAGCCCCACTGCGAATTCAGGTCCTCGTTCTTGACCAGACTGCAGTTCTGCTTAGTCTTGCCGCCGATCGCCCAAAAGAATGGCGCCATCATGGTGTCCTTGCCGGATCCTGGGTGCCCACCGATTAAAACAGCGTGGTTGATCTTGTGGTTCGGGTTTTGGACCTTGAAGGCCAGCGCGTTCAAAACGTGCTCACGCTCGAAGTCGTTCGGAATCATGCGCGCAACGTGCGCGAGCCATCGCGTCACGTCGCCCGGTATGCCTGCAGGCCGAGCGTCGCGCCAGCGGTTGCCGTAGGTGAAGCCCTCACGCTCGACGATCTTTGGTTCGCCTGCTGCGTAGGTTATGCCGACCAGCGCATGAGCGCCTTCCGCTGTGCGGTTCTCGTCGAAGCACGTAGACGCCTCAATTTTGCTGCCGTTATGTATGGACCGGCATGGGATGTGCCGGAAAAGTGCGTTAAAAGTAGATCGAGAAATCTCCCGGCGATCTTCCAGATCAAAAAAGCTTTCATCTTCTTGTACATATGCAAACCTTTCAAACCAATCGGCCTTTTCTAGTTTATTTAATTCGCGGCGCTCGTTCTTAATCTCGACGTCCTTAATCATACGCGCAGCGTTATCCTCAAACATGCCAGCGTCAGGCAGCTTGGCAAGCGCTGTTGTCATCACTTGCGCAAGCAGCTCGTCACGCAGGCCAGGTGCGCGTCTTGGACCGCCCTCTTGCGCTACCCAGTCAAGAAACGTCTGCGAGTCGAAGTCAATGCAGTGCGAGTGCAGGCAGCAGTAGGCGCGGTTCGCGGGATGGTAGCGGCCTTCGGGGTTGCCGTCGGTGTGCTCAGCGTGGTTCGGGCAGATGACGCCAGCCCAGCCTTCGGGGTTCGTATGGCGCAGAAATAATCCTTGCTCCGAGAGCCAGCGCATGACGTCATCATTGCCGTTGTCCTGCAGCCGGATCGGTGTGGGTCCAAGACCTACGCCCTCAACTGGCGTCACATCAAGCGCTGTACAGATGTCGTCGAGCGAATACTCGCGCTCTGGGTGGAACTCGACCAGCCGAGAGGCGAACTGATCGCGGCCAGGTTTCAGGTTGATCGAGCCGGGTAGCCGGAAGTTGCGCACCGGATTGCAGGCGCCAGGGTCCGTGTAACCTGCATCAGCGATCGCTCGGATAGCGGCAGCGAAGTCGGCTTTGGTGGGCTGTTCGGAAAATGCGTAACCCCACTGAAACGAGCCGGGCGACGTCTCCATGATCCATGTGGGGGCTAACGGCGGTGTCTTAGACTTGGTGCCGATGTCATCCAACATCATCACCAAAACGTAGTCACAGTTTGCAGCCGACGCGCTAGGGCGCCCATCAGTAAATCGGTCTTTAATGAACGACGCGGTGTTGCCGTACCAGCTCTCGGTCGCCTTACGTTTGTGCTTGGGTAAGTAAGCTGGCCATGTGCACTTGACGGCGCCGTCTGCGTGAAACTGCAGCTGGCCATTATCAAGCATTGGTTTTTGCCGTACGATTAATGCGGTTTCGCCCTCGGGCGCAAGATTTTCTATATAATCAAGGAATTCCATCGTTGTCCTATGTAGTATCAAAGCCGCCCTGCCAGGCGGCTTTTTTATTTGCCGTAACGGCTCATTGTTTCTACTTCTGCAGACAAAGGCAGCCCAGCCGCCCAATCGGGCGGGGTACACATCACTCGTTGCAGGGTATTGGGTGCATCAGGGTCGGCGGTCTCCAGAACGATCTCGTCATGTACGTGCAGCACTACGTCAGAAAGCTGGCGTAAAGCATGCCGTAGCAGATCGTTGGCGATCGCTTGCGTTATGTTCTCACAAGCGAGCCCGCGCCACAAGCGGGCGCGCGGCCATTCGGTCGCATCCGCTGCCGGCTTCCAGGCCGCCTTGACGTACGTAATCTCGTCGCCGTCAAACTTAGCAAACGGGTAACACAGCACACGCCCCGACGGCAGCGCGTACCAGAGATGCCGCCCGTCGTACATATACGTGACGCGCCCGGCTGAGAACTCCCGGTTCGGGTTGCGTAGCGCCCGTGTGTACGCGCTCTCGAGCTTGTCCCAGTAACGCACTGCCCACGCATTAGCGCGGCGCCATGCGTCTACAATCCGGCGGGAATCGGACTCTGCCATATACACACCGTATGCACGCCCCATTGCGCTGAAGGCGCCAACAGCACCGCCGAAGCCAAGTGACAGAATGGCAACCTTGCCGATCTGGCGCTGCTCTTTATCGACTGCGTCCTCGGCCACACGGTAGATACCGGCGGCCTCACGCTTGTAGATGTCGCGGCCATCGCGAAAGACTTGCAGCACGTCCTCGGCCTGCGGGTCGGCTGATGCCCAGGCTGTCACGCGGGCTTCGACTGCTGACCAGTCAGCTGCAACGAACTGCTTGCCGGGTGCCGGTATCAGTGCGGGCCGGAGCATTCCCTTGAGAACATCTGTAACGCGTTTTCCAAATCGCGGCGTGATGCTGTGCCCTCTAACCATAGCGTGCCTAACGTCGTCTGGCTCGTCGGCGCACTTGCGTGTGAAGTTATGGACCTGCGCGCCGTACGACGAAGCTCGTCCAGTGGCAGAGCCTCCGGCGAATACGAAAGCACCTCGTACTCGGTGATCGTCTTCGTCTGCCAGACTCGCAAGGCGGCTGAACTTCGCAACCGACGACGCCCAGAGATCATCTGCGCATTGAATGACGTCCGCAACATGGGCCGGAATCTCATCGGGATTTTCCTCTGCGAATATAAGTAAATTAGCGCGTACTGACTTGTCGATAGAATACTTTAAGTCGCCGTCTTTGTAGGTCTCCATCATCTTTAACGCCCGGGGTCCGACGCGGTCGATTACCCACTGTTTCATCTTAGGGCTGCGCACCGACTTGATCTCGCCCTCGGTCACATCGGCGACCAGCGTCTCGATCTCTTCCAGCTCGACTGATGCGTACCGCATGGCCGCCTGCGCCAGTGGCAAGTCAAGCAACACGCCCCGGTCGTTGATGCGCTCGTTGACGTGGTAGTCGGCCAGCTCCTGCTCGGACAGTGGACGCATGGCCTTGGACACCGCGCGCATGGCTCGAACGTCCTGCTCGCAATACTGGACCATCTCGGCCATCAAGGCCGGGTCAGTGCTAAAAGTTCCATCGCTACGTGGGATGGAAAGCAATCGAATAAGTTGCTTTCCTCGGTGGTCTTTGCGCATGACGCTGGAGATGGCGCGACCGACGTCTTCAAGGCTGCCAGGTAAGCAGTTAGCACGCGCTTGCGTAGCGGTGCAGTAGAACTGCTCGAGTTGAAAGTTACACTGTAAGACGTACCAGAAGATGAGACGCTCGAAGGCAGCATTGTGCGCGTATATCTGCCCGGTGTGCTGGCGTACAGCGTCAGGGAACGGTTGATCGGGAGTCCAGGTGACAACCTCATCGTCGTCAAACGCGTAGGACATACAAAGTACATCGGTGGTACCGTCTTGAGCATAGTTATAAACTCCTTTTGCCGAGAGGTCGCAGCGGCTGCGCGTCTCGAAGTCGAGCCAAAGTATGGACATAATTTTTATCTGAAGGGGGTGGCCCCAACTATCTTGCCAGCATCAGGCCGAACCGACCAAGGAAAACCTGATGATTAGATAGCTAGGGCCATTGAAAGGTGGAGTACTCGCTGCGTCCGTCACCCGCCCGGCATCCGCTTTCCTCCGTGTTACTTACGCCGAGCGACGACGGCGTGCTGGCAATGCTTCTTCGCTGGTTACTTCGTCAGCGGGCGCGGTGGACTTGCCGTCCATGCCTACCCATTCAACGATGTCAAACACCGGCGTGAAAATCTTACCGTACATTTTGTGCTTGTACGAGTCTGTTTTCAATTTAACGACAGGCACTGGCTTGGTCTGGTCTGCTTCGATCTGCTGCGCAATCGCAACACCCAGCTGCTGCACAGCTTTCTTGCCGCCGACTGACGTGACAGTGAAGCGCACTTCCATGTCTTTGTCAGGACCACTGACACACTTCAAACCCATGCCGATCTGAATCTGCCAGCCCTTCTCGGCGCCTGCAGGGGCCTCAAGTACTTGTGGCAGTGGTTCGGTCAACGGCACCATCACTTCGCCCAGAACGACAGCGTCACCCCAAGCAATGTACCCGTGGACGAACGACGCGGGGTTGACTGCCCACAGCGTCTCGGCTTCGACTTCAGTTTGATTTGCGCCATAAACCCAATCGCCACGCTTGTCCATTTTCAAAATGACGAAGCCAACTGGGCCAACATCTTTCTCAAGGGTACGCAATGCGGTAGAGAGAGCTGATACGTTTGGAAGATTCGCGAGAGCAAATGACATAATAGTTTCCTTTATTGAAGTTTAGAGAGAGCGGCCATCATTTGACGACCTAGTTGCAACACCGCTGGCCTCGGATCTGACTCCGGCGCCAGCGTACTACCCGACGAAACCGATACAACTAGCTCCGGCGGTAATTCGACTTTAATCTTTTTTAGTAACTTCTCTGCCTGCGCAGGAGATATAACTTCAAGTTCTTTGTACGGCTCGACAAGCGACTTTAACAGAAAATCTTTTGCCGTGGTTTCATTGACCCACTGACGTGTGCCACGCTTGGCGACCAACTTGTAGCCTGGCACACCACGATTATTCTCAAGCATCTGGAACGCAAGCGCGCGCAGGTCTTTGATGTAATCCTCAAGCATGTCTGCCTGTTGCAGCTGCATTGCAATCTGTTCGGCGGGCAAATTCGCAAGCTGCAGCTTCAAGGCGCGATCGACTTCACCGTTCATTTGCGGGCAGATCGGCTTGGCTGCGCACCAACGGCAATGGTCGCCTGTTTGCATGGACGCCTCTGGCGATGACGACTCACGCACGGCTTTAGCTAACTCAACTTCAAACTGCTTAACGCGTTCAGGTGTGGTGACCCAACGACGGATTGCAGGCGGCTGCACAATGACGCATTCGATTTCTTCAACACCCTCGAACACCCACTGGCATGCCGGGGTTCTCATTGCCGCAGCCGCGTAAAATAAGAGCTGAGCATTGTCTTCAACATCCACAAGCACGCCATCGCCAAATTTCCAATCAAGAACGATCGCACGTCTCCCTTTACGCCCAAGTAAATCAGTGCTGCCAAATACATTAGGTAAATAATCGCCAAACCCAACTCGGGTTTCAACCATGTACTCCATTGTCTTGTCGGGGTCGATTTCATTGAGTGCTTCCAAAGCGGGAATAATCTTCTCATCAATTAGCTCCTGCGTAAGTATTTGTGTTTTGTATTGCGCGCCAATGCACTGCTCTGGCTTCTTGTCGAACTCTAAGAGTTCAGCAATAACGTTATGCAACAGCGTGCCACGATCAGCGTGTTCGCTTGATGGCTTGGGCGGCATCTGTTGCACCAGCTTGACTGACGCTGGACAGTTGATGACGCGCTTGGCAGTAGAGCCGCCGACGATATTAGAGTGATTCACTTTACCTCCGTTTACTGTTTGAGCCTCGACTGTAGTCCCTAAAATAATCCTTGTCAAATACTTTTTGATGCTTTATATTTCGCAACATGTTAGAAAAAGAAATTGAGAAGTACTTTGTTTGGACAGTCGAGCGTGCCGGCGGCAAGACGTACAAGTTCAGATCGCCAACGCAACGTGGAGTGAGTGACCGCATCGCTTGTATGCCTGATGGGTCAACGTGGTTTGTCGAATTGTAAACCAAAGGTGGTTGGCTGTCTGAACTGCAAAAGATATTCCGCAACGACGTGTTGCAGTTGAAACAAAACTACGCCTGTTTATGGTCGAAGGAGATGATTGATGAGTGGATTAGCACTCAGGCCGTACCAAGATGAAGCCGCCGATTTCCTGTACGAGCGCGATCGGGCGATGATCTTGGCGCCCGTGGGCGCAGGCAAGACCGCGATCACGTTGACTGCGATGCAGGCGATGGTGCAAGACGGTTACGCGTCACGCTTCCTTGTCTTGGCGCCAAAGCGTGTCTGTACTGACGTGTGGCCGATCGAAGTTATGAAGTGGGCGCCAGAGCTGGACCACCGCGTCGCTGTTGGTACGCCTAAAGAACGAGCCGCAGCGCTTCATTCGTTCGTGCAGATAGTGGCCACCAACTACGACAACATCGGCTGGTTAGCCGAGCAGGACCTGTCGTCGTTTGACGCGATTGTGTTCGACGAGCTGACGAAGTTGAAGAACCCATCAGGCACACGCTTTAAAGCACAACTCAAGATCATCGGTCAGTTCAAGATACGCTGGGGTCTGACAGGATCGTTTACTAGTAACGGCCTTGAAGATGTCTTTGGCCAGTGCAAGATCGTGGATGAGAAACTGCTAGGCCGTGCCAAGGGCGCCTTCTTGCAACAGTACTTTGTCTGCATGAACCGCGACTTCGGCGAGTGGGCGCCGCGCCCAGGCGCCTTGCCGCTGGTCATGGAGCGCATCAAGCCAGCGACGTTTGTGCTGGAGCCTGGCGAGTACAGGGACAAGCTGCCGCCCTGCCATGTGATCGAGCTGCGTTGCCAACTAGATGACCGCAAGCCTTACGAGAAGATGAAGAAAGACTTCGTGGTGCAGTTCCCGTCGTCTGAAATACTGGCGGCTAATGCAGCGGCTGTTACATCAAAGTTGCAACAGATGGCGTCCGGCTTTGTTTATGACAGCACCCGCGTGGCAAGCGACGTACCGGGTCAGTTCACGTCCAGCAAGACGGCGGTGTGGTTTAGCAACCACAAGTTTGATCGATTGGATGAACTACTGGAGGAAAACCAGCATGCGAACACGCTTATTGTTTATCAGTTCCAAGAGGAAGTGGCGAAATTGCGTCGCCGCTATCCGAAACTGGTTACGCTCGATGATGACCGCGCTATTGAGCGATGGAACGCCGGCGAAGTCCAGCTCCTTGCTGTACACCCAAAATCCGCCGGACACGGCCTTAACCTTCAACACGGAGGATGTCACATGGTCTTCCTCTCACTGCCCTGGTCGCTTGAATTGTTTGAGCAAACCGTCGGACGCCTGCATCGTTCCGGTCAGCTGCGCGACGTATGGGTGTATATCCTTATGGCCGACAAGACAGTTGACGAAAAGATCTGGGCAGCCCTGCACGACAAACGAGCAATTTCCGACATAGCAATGGAGGCACTGAAATGAGCGGTTTGGATTATTGGAAAGCCAAGTTGAAGGTAGCTTTACTGTCTACCAAGCAACGGGAAAAAGAATCAACGCAAGCGCACCGCACGTTTGTGCGCGCGTTAGAAGAAGTAGCACACATACAAAAGAGGATAGAAGATGAAAAAATTAAGTTGGCGAAAACTGAATGACGTCCTAGCAGCACTGTCCGAAGACGAAGTGCTTGCAATGCTTAACAGCGAACGTATAAACGAGCGGCGTGTCTCGCATTTACAACGCCTGCATCAGCGCTACTGCGCCTTGCGCGATTCGCGTGAACGGCTCGAGATACTTGCGGAGGCAGTGCGTCCATGAAATGTATGCAGTGTGGCGGTAAAACTGTTGTCGTGAACACCATCCAGCAGCCAGGCGGCGTCCGGCGGCAGCGCAAGTGTTCAGTATGCAAGAACAATGCCTACTCAGCAGAGGTGTGGATAGCAGGCAACGTAATGGTGGGAAAATCGATCTATACTAATGACGAGGCAGCGTTGATAAAAAAGAAAGTTGTTGACGTTCGCCGCGCAAACGAAGATAGGAGGAATGACAATGCTACGTGATGGATACTTTATTAGAGAAGAACCACCCAAGATCGGCGCGCATTACATCCCGCAGTTCTATTCGCGGCCATCAACGCCAGAAGAGCGATTCGTGCAGGACATCATGCTGGGGTCTAAGCCACAGCAGGAGTCGTCTGTGGTAAAGTTGTTTGGCCGGCTGCTCAGCGTATGAAAGAACTTGTTCTCGTCTACTACGCGGCGATTGTAGTAGCCACCGTGGGCTTTCTGGCGTTCTTCGTACCAGAGCCACGGCGGCCTACGCCTGCTGAGTGCGGTGTGGCGGAGATCGCGCCTGACATGTCAACGCGCGACCGTGAGATCTGCCGGCAGTTACGCCAGCATCGTCACCGCATGTGATTGCGCCTCTGCTACCCGACGCATCCAGCCTTTACCAAAGGTTGCGAACGTCGGGAGCGACTTGTAGAACAGCTCCTTTTCCATGCTAAATTTGGCGACCAGATCTTTCTGGTCAGCGTCTTTCAACGCTTGCATGGTCTTGGGGCCGATCGCGCCATCAGGGTTCGTCCCGATCGCTTTCTGCATTGTCTTGATCGCTCTGCCTGGGCCCGCATTGATTGCAAAGTCGAACATCAGATAGTCTAGGCCCGTTGGCAGCTCGTCGGCCTTGACCGCATCCCAGTATTTCTTGCGGTACATCGGCCCCACTGTAGCCGGGGTCAACGCGCGCATCTCTTTTTCGCCAACAGCTTTGCCGACCCATTCTTCCCACACTTTCTTGGTGACGCCCAAGTTCGTCATGCCGCCTGGGTCTTTTGGATGATTAACAAACCCGCCTTCGTGTTTTAAGATAGCTTTAAGGGCTTCGTCGAAGTTCTCTTTCATTTCTCAGTATCTCCTGACAAGCTTTTAGTTGGTAGACGATTTCGTCGGCGTCGGCTGCGATGGTGATAAGAGCTTCCGCAGCCTCTCCTGAAAGTCGGGCTTTCTTTCCTCCATGATCGCTG